TTGATCAGCACGCTGCAGAGGTTCTCCCCCGATTCCGCACCCATCACATATTCGAGGTAGATCCAGCCGCTGGCGTGGTCGGTGATTTCGTAAGACCAGACGCGATTGGAGGTGATGCGGGCGAGGTTCTTCGGCTTGTTTTTGTAGAACTCGGCGGCATCCATCACCTGCAGGCCGGGCACCTTGGCGGATGGCTGCAGGTAATAAAGCACGCACAGCGAGGCGTCGATCTGCCAGACATGGTTCGGGTGGGTGCTGGCCAGCTCCGTGACCGGGGCCGGGGCCATCAGTTGGTCCGGGTGTTTTTTGTAGCTGTGCAAGGCACGGCTGATGGCACTGAGCGACATCGGGCGCAGCTCGCCGGTGGCCTTGTCGACAGACTCGGCGCGGATCATGCCGCTGATGCGCAGGGCATCCACGGCATCACCCAGGGAGTACAAGCGCTTCTCGTTGCGGCGGGCGGACTCGATCAGGGCGGCGCTGATGGTCAGCGCCTCCTGTAGGGTCAAGTCGCTCTGGCCGGCATCGGCGCGGCGCTTGCGGGGTGTTGTTACGGCCACGTTGACCTCCTCCAGTTTGCGGTAGACGGTCGCCAGCGATAGCCCAAGGTCGCGCGCCGCCGCTTTGCACAGCGCCGTGCGCTGGCCTTTGCCGGCCCCATCCAGGGCACGGCTCAGGTCAACCAGGCGTTGGGTGATAACGGCGCGCATGCTCAGGCGTCCTGCTGCGGTTGCTGCTGTAACCAGCCGAAGTCTTCTGCACCAAGGTCTGCCGGCAGGCCGAACTCCATGCGGATGCCGCCCAGCACCGCATCCAGGTGCGCAACCAGCCCAGCCTTGAACAGCAGGTGATCCATACCGGCGCTTTGGCTGTGCTCAAGCAGTTTGTTGAAGCCTTCGCGCAGCGAGCCTTGCAGCACGGACTCGGCCTCGAAGGCGATCAGGCAGACCTCTTGACGCAGCTGCTTGGCTTCTTCGTCGGGCGGCAGTACCGGCACCAGTGGTTGCTTGGCCAACCTGGTGGCGAGTTCGTCGATGCGGGCATTCTTGTCGGCCAGTACCCGGCCCTGGGCTTCCTTGTCCTGGCGGGTTTCGCGCAGGGCTTTGCGCAGTTCCTTGACCGACATGGTGGCTACGTCATCGAGCGACAGCTCGCCGGTCTGGCCGGTGAGTTCCAGCTCCTGCAGCTCTTCGTCGTCCAGGACGAGCATTTCGAACAGCTTCGACTGGTTGCCGATGGCCTTGGTCAGTGCGGCATTGCTGCCTAGGCTTGAGAACTTGGTAGCGCTCTGAATGAAACGCTTCGCCACACTGTGCTCAATGCCAAGCGCTTCAAGGCGAGGCAGGAACTGTCCGTACTCGCACGCAGCTTTTAGAACCACCAAACCGCGGCCCACTTCCAGGCACGCTTCCACGCTGCGCCGCATATTGGCGGCGATATCGCGCTGGATCAGGTCCGGGTCGGTGCAATCCGCAGGCAGCTGGTAGCCGAGTTGTACGGCCACGGCACGCACCCGGGTTTCCTGCTCCTCATTCAGCACGGCCACCTGGTTGTGCTGGGCCAGCAGCACTTCGGCGTTTAGTGGTGCGTCTTGCACCAGCTCGATTGCAGGTAGTCCTTTACGCGCCATCAGGCAGCCCTCCGCTCGGCACCGGCCAACTCATGCATGCGGGCAACGGCGGCATCGTGGTCGCTGTTGGTTTCCAGCAGCAGGTTGCGGAACTCGTTATGGGCGCGCATGCGGCCGGCAAAATAGGCATCGTCCTCAACGCTGCCTGCGGCATAGGGGCTGGTGACTGGGGTGCGGTCTACGCGGTTCTGCAGTACAGCGGCCATGCCCTGCACAAAGGGCTCGCTGCGTTGGGGTTCGTTTTCCAGCAGCTTAACGGTCAGCTTGCGGTAGTCCATGTGTCGCTCCTTGTTGTCAGCGGCTGGCACCGGCCAGCACGCGTTGGTTGATCTCGTTGATACGGCTCTGCGCGTTGGCCATTTCATTGGCATGGGCCTGGGCGATCTGCAGCACCGCCACGCTCAGGGCAAAGCGGCCGGTATCCAGCTTGGTGGCCATGCCCTCGGCGATCAGGGTGTTCAGGCAGCGGTTGATGGTGGCCGGGCTCTCGCCCAGGGCCTTGGCCAGGTCGCCGTTGGCGAGGCCGGTTAGGCTGTGGCCGCGCAGGGCCTTGAGCACGCGCAGCACGCGGCCGCCGCTGTCGCTGGTGCGGGTTTTGTCGGTCATTGGTTGTCACCAAGTTCAAGCTGTGGGTGGGCGTGCTGCTGCACATTGCCGCGGTGCCAGGCCAGGCCCTCAAGCCCGGCCTGAATGGCTGCGAGGGTTGCCGCGGCATCGGCGGTACCGGTGTAAAAGGCCAGCAGCGCCCCAGTGGCTGTGTGCAGCACGGCTTGCAGCTCTTGCATGTCGTCAGGCGAGCAGGTGCGGCCGGTGGGCATATCAATCAGCAGCTTGCTGCCGGTCGCGGCCAGCCAGCGGCTGACCAGGTTGATGCCGCAAACATGCTCGAAGGACGGGATGCTGACGGCGGGCATGCGGCCCTCGCTGGCCCACTTGTAGAGCGCCCAGTGGTTGGCCAGTCCCATGCGTTCCGCGATGCGCTCAACGCCCAGGTTGTGCCGCTCTTTGGCGAACTCCAGCGACCACTCCAGGGCCTGGCGAATGCTGCTGGGCTGGGCGGTTTTCCAGTTGCGCTTCTTCATTGGAAGGCCCCCTGGCGCGAGCCAGAGCGGGCCGCCAAACAAAAAGAGTTTTTGCAGCTGGGCAAAAGCGTTTCAAAACCCACAATGGAATCGGGTACATTCACGAGAAGGCACATGGCTATGACCGATCGGATTGAGAAGTTGGAAGCGCAGGTGAATGCTCTGGCTCAAGCATTGCTTCGCCTGGCAGCAGTGGCTGAGGTGCAGGGGCAGTTCCAGCCGGAGCAGTTACGAGACCTCCGCTGGCCTGGCCAGCCCTATGAGGCCGAGGCTGTACGGACGATGGGCTGGCTGTGTGATGAGCTGTCTGCGGCGCGGGAGGCTCGCCAATTGAGCGGGCAAGCCGGGTGAAACCCAGGTCTGCGAGTACTCCGTTTGCGGTGTGTTGCTCGCCGTCAAGGCGCTGGCCCACCAGCTTGCCGGCCCCGAGCAGCATCAGGCGGTCGATCAGCTTGGCCTCGCCCTGGGTAGCAGCGCCGAAGTCGCGGCAGATCAGGGTGTTTGTACGGGCATCGTTAAGGTGCCAGGCGATATCGGCAGAGCTGCCGGGGGCCACGGCGATCAGCGCATTGAGCGTGGCGCGCCAGGCGTCCAGTGGATGCGGGATCAGGTCGATTTCTTCTACTGGGCATTGCGGGTTGTTGAACATGGCAGGTCCCTCGCAGTGTGTAGGTGAGGTGGGTTAGGCGGCCACGGCGTCGGGCACTTTCAAGCCCAGCTTTACGGCGATGTCGTGAGCCTTGCCGTAGTTGGCTTTGGCCTGGCCGTTGAGCACGCGGTACACCTCATTGCGGGTGTAACCGTTCTCCTCGGCCCAGGCAGTGATGGTCTTGCCGCGTTGGCGAAAGCGTTCTTTCACCTGCACGGCGGTTAGGGCTTTGGTTGCAGTGGCCATGTCGGTGGCTCCTGTGATGCAAAGATGTATGTGGTTTGTGCGATAAATAATGGTAGGAATATTACACCGTGTCAAGCGATTCGGTAGGACATTTACACCTAAGATTGCGTGAGGAGCTTGATCGTGTCGGTCTGAAACTGGCTGCGGCGTCCAGGGCTGCGGGTGAGTCGAGCGCTCAGCGCTTGAAAGACGTGGTATCAGGCCGAGTGCGCTGTCCTGCGGACCTTATCGAGCGATTAGCGCCGACAGGGATTGACGTCATGTACGTGATTACCGGTGAAGTCCAGGATGTGGCTGGGCAGGAAAATGGTGCGACGTCGCACCATTTGCCCCCAGACGAGCAACTGCTGCTGGAGGCCTATCGCGGCATGGCAGCAGCTGCGCGCAAGACGCTGCTAGCCGAGTTGCTGACAGGCGGCAAGAAACCCAAGGCAACGCCGAAAGCACAGAGCGGTGATGCGGGGATTAAGGTTTCAGGAAGCGGCCATCGGGTCGCGGGCAGGGATTTCAACGAACGGAAGGAGTAGCACCATGGATATCCAGGTTGAAGGGCATAACAACCGTGTTGCGGGGCGCGACTACTTGGAGCTGAACGCTCAGCTTTCGCTTACACCGGAGCAGTTGCAGGTGCTGGCGGTAAAGCCTTGCTCAGCCTGCGAGGTGCGGCTGGTCACAGCGGAGACGCAAACGTGTAATCACTGCCTTCGAGAG